TCCATTCGCAAAAAAGAAGGTTTGCTTGAATGGAGAAAACGTGTAGGTAACGATGTTGCAAATCATGTTGCCCGTACCGCTGCGGCCAGGGGTACTAAAGTCCACCATATGTGTGAAGACTATCTCAACAATGAACATGATAGCTTTGAAAAACACAAGAAAGATTTTCTTCCTTGGTGCTTATTCACACAACTGCAGCCGTTTTTAGATAATAATATAAATGTTATTTACACCCAAGAGGCGAAACTTTATAGTGATAAATATAAGGTAGCGGGTAGAGTTGACTGTATTGCAGAGTACAATGGTGTACTCTCTATTATAGATTTTAAGACCTCAACTAAAGAACGCAATGACGAATGGAACGAAAATTACTATATCCAAGGTTCTGCATATGCAGAAATGTTTGAAGAAAGAACAGGGATTGAAATCAATCAAGTTATTATTCTTGTAGTAACAGAGGATGGTACTGTTCAAGAGTTTATTAAGGATAAAAGTTCATTTCTTCCAATGTTGTCAGAAAGTGTTACTGAATGGAATAAAGGAAATGAAATACCTATTGCTGTTGACGATGATGTTTCTGTTGGTAGCGTGTCAAACCACACCAATTGAACCAGAATCACATATACAGGCTTCAAATAAGGAAACACAATCCCCAGAACAATCAACAGATGCCTTGCCGATTCTTATATTATCAATACCACAAGTTTGTTTTTTAAGTGGAAGAATTGATAAAATTCTTAATAAATTTAATGAAAAAATTGTTATGACATGGGTAGTTGATAATGAAGACAAGGAAACAGAACGCCGTGCTTTGGGAATGTTAACAACAAATGACAAAACAAAAACCCTGACTGTAGCATATACAGCAAGGATAGTTAACAATGCAACAGGGGAAGCTCACCCCAGACTTTGTGTTGCAATGACAGGTATAAATATGACACATAATAACAAAGAAGTTAAAATTCTATATAATAAATAACACAGTATTTAGATAGGAGAATAATATATGTTTAAACGACTTTTAGTATTAGTTGCACTTGCAGCTAGTATAACTTTTCACCCTGTTATGGCAGAAAGCCTAAAAACAGAAACGGAAGCACCTGTAAAGAAGATTACAGAAATGCTTTACCCTACGGTAATGATTGATGTAACAGGTAAAGGTGTTGGTTCTGGTACAGTAATTTTTAGTAATAATAGAAGCCATAAATCTTGGAAAGATGAGGGTGTTTGGACACTTGTTATAACCAATCACCATGTCGTTGAAGAAGCTATCAGCATTGGTGAAGAATTTGATCCTAAAAAGGGCAAATCAGTAAAGGTCGAGACTCGCAGACCACTACATATCCGTTTGTGGGATTATAACGATTATAGTACAGCTGTAGGAACCACAGGTCGTGTAGCACGTATTGTTGGATGGGATAAACAAGGCGATCTTGCTTTACTGCGTTTGGATGATAAAGAACGTGTAATAAAAAATGTCGCACAACTCTGGGCAGAACATGCCGGCGGGCCATACCTATTTCAGACAGTATGGGCAATCGGTAGTGGTATGGGCAATCCCCCCTATCCGACTCAGGGACTATTAAGTGGTATTAGTGGTAAAGATCGTGCTGGTCGATCCTTATACCTATCAAGTTCACCTATTATCTTTGGTAATAGTGGCGGTTCTCTCTGGGCCTATAGTAAGAAACGAGATAAGTATGAACTGATTGGTATTCCATCAATGGTTGGCGCTTATGGTTGGGGAAGTATTATACCTCACATCGCTTGGTCTAGACCTATTTCTGAGATTCGTTCATTTTTGAGAGGAAATGGGTTTGGATTTGTCCTTGGTGATAAAGATACTCCGAAGCCAGAGGAAAAAGAAGAAAAAGAAGAAAAGGGGAGTTGACAAATACTACTGTTATGTGGTATAAATATAATACAGTTCGTTGATACGGATTGAAAGACGTACAGGACAGGGGGGCAGTACCCCTCGCCTCCACCAAAAGTCCATTTGGACTAGAGTGAATTTCTGATGGGGGCGAAATAGGATCGACTGGCGTGGAATAGAGAAGTGGAGAATTGTCGGGTGACTGCGTTATTGGTCAAATTAGTAAATGCAAATGATAATTTTGTATTTGAGGATTATGCACTAGCTGCATAGTCTCATAGAGTTTGGTGATACTTAGTAACAGAAATCACTAAAGGAGTTTTGGTAGTTTCTCCTCGATGCAAAAACTACCATTTTAAAGGAGTTAAACGGATGATATTTTTGACTATAATCGGTGGTATTGTTGTAGCAAATCTTGTTGTTGGTAGTGTAATATTAATGGTACAATAGATTTATCAGGGGGTATAGCTCAGTAGGGAGAGCAATAGCTTTGCAAGCTATAGGTCGTGGGTTCGATTCCCTCTGCCTCCACCAGAAAGGAAATGAAAATGGCGATTGAACCACGTTGGACAACTGGTGAGGAATTTCAAGATGATATTACTCACTTAGGTAATCACCTATCTCTTGACCAAACAGGGTATTGGTTTTGGGATGAAACAGAATCATGGGCCTTTGGGCCTTTTTTAACACAAGAAGAAACAAAACTTGCTCTTGATGAATATTTTAAAAGTTTAAATGCAACTGATGAAGATATTCTGGCTGCACGACAAGAAAATGATGATGAAGAATATAAGTTTGGAGTTGATGAATGAGTGAACATTTTAAATTCACAGGAGTTACAGTTCGTAATAATAACGTTGACAAAGCACTCAAAGTTTTAAAAAAGAAACTGACGGAAGAGGGATTATTCAACGAACTTAGAGAACGTGAATATTATATGACCCGTGGAGCAAAACGCAGAAGGGCCAATGCGGCTGCTAAACGCCGACAAAAACGGACATTAGAAAAAAGAATGAGAGAAGAGGGTTATTGAACCAGATGTCAGAAGAGTCAGAAGATAATAATGTTATTGAAGGTCCGTGGCCGGATTCAATTGTTAATTTAGAGGAAGAAGGCAAATCGCCAGAAACACAGCGACTTAAAACAGAGTGGCTTATGCGACATGCTGAAGAGTTTACACAAAATTTAATTGTTCAAATGATACATTCCATGAGTGAACATGGCATTGATATATCCGAAAAAAGTTTTGTTCGTGATACTGCAATCATAATTGAATTTGTTAATGGTGTTATATATAGAGATATGGGTTTACCCCATCACACACATGGTTTTGTAGAAACTTTTGTTGAGGTTTATATTAATGATGAAAATAATATAGAAACAGATATTAATATTGATTTTATGAAAGAATGTATTGATGCAATTAAAGAACAAATGGATGATGACCCAAAGCCTGCTTGAGATAAAATATGATATTAGTTGATATGAATCAAATATCAGTTGCATCTGTAATGATGCATCTGAACATGACCAAACAAACCAAACCAGATGAGAGTATGGTTCGCCATATGATCTTAAATTCTCTGAGAATGTATCGTACACGATTTGTTGAAGATTATGGTGAGCTTGTTTTGTGTTATGATTCCAAACATTATTGGCGTAGGGACTATTATCCCGAATATAAATATAGTCGTAAAAAAACTAGAGACACATCAAAGCATGATTGGGATGCAATCTTTGAAGTTCTTAACGTAATTAAGGATGAATTGAAAGAGGTTTTTCCTTATAAACACCTTGAGGTTTATGGTGCAGAGGCTGATGATATAATCGCTGCATTGTGTTTTGAGCTTGAGTTTGATAATGGTAAAACGTTAATACTCTCTGGTGATAAGGATTTTATACAATTACAGAAATTTAGTAATGTATATCAATACAGCCCAATTACTAAAAAGTTTATTAATGGTACTGACCCTGATGATTATCTAAACGAGCATGTAATGAAGGGAGACAGCAGTGACGGCATCCCTAATGTGTTCTCACCAGATAATACTTTTGTAGATGGATTACGACAGAAACCATTAAGTAAGAAAAAAATAGCAACTTTGATTGAAGGTGTTTTCCCAAACGATGAGGTCAAACGTAATTATCAACGAAACAAAAAATTGATTGACCTAACCCAATCACCAAATGAACTTTTTCTTGAGTGTCTACAAGAATATCGTAAAGCACCAGATGGTGATCGTAGTAAACTGTTTAACTATTTTATACAAAAGAGGTTAAAAAACCTCACTGAATCGATAGGAGATTTCTGATGATTAATACATACACCCCAAGTTTTTCTGAGATTTTTGAGAAGCTTGGTAAAATCAAAACTAAGAAAGATAAGGTTGCATACCTAAAAGAATGGAACACTGATGCTCTTCGCATGGTAGTGAAGGCTTCATTTGATCCAAACATTGAGTGGTTACTTCCAGAAGGTAGTGTTCCATTTGAACCTAATGATGCGCCTGAGGGTACAGAACATACTACCCTACAGATGGAAGCGAGACAACTGTACCGATTTATAAAAGGTGGCGACAACACTATCTCTCAAAATAAACGAGAAATGATGTTTGTTCAAATATTAGAGGGCCTACAAGAAAAAGAAGCACATGTATTGGTTGCAGCAAAAGACAAAAGACTCCACCAAGTATATAAAGGACTCTCTAAAAATGTTGTGATGGAAGCCTTTGATTGGGACGAAAATTATATGATTATAGGGGATAGGTATCCTCAAGCTCCTGGGCCTGCTGCAGGGTAATAATTTTTAATGAATGCTTTTGTTTCTACAGTTGTAGCAGGGGTTATGATGATATCTCCTGTTATTAACGGCCCACCAACAAAAATAGATAAGTCAGTTGAGTGTCTTGCGTTAAATATGTATTATGAGGCAAGAAACCAAGGGATAGCAGGATTAGTAGCGGTTACTGCTGTGGTTCTTAATAGGGTTGATGATTCTAGATTTCCTAACACAATATGTGGAGTTGTTTATCAGGGCCCAACTAGAGAAAGCTGGAAAACCCGAAAGATAAAAACCTTACCCCCAGAAGAACGTAAATATTATCCTATAAAAAATCGCTGCCAATTCTCTTGGTATTGTGATGGAAAAAGTGATATACCAAAGGATAAAACTACTTACAATAAATTTTTAAGTTTAGCCGAAGTTATCATAAATAATAATATACCATTTTTAGACATAACAGATGGTGCTACTTTTTATCATGCTGATCATATATCGCCTGCATGGGCAAAAACTAAAATTAGAACTATAGAGATAGAGGATCATATTTTTTATAGGTGGAAAGAATGAGTTATTACAGGAATCCTATTAATATATAAATAAGTAAAAGGGGGTAATGATATGGTAAGAGAGGGTTATTGGGATTTTATGGGCAGAAAACTGCGTGAAGAAGGTCCCAAAACAACCAAAATTGATATGGAAGGCTTATTAAAACGAGATATTACAGAAATGCAAAAAACTGTGCATTTTTTACAAACTAGGGTCCGTGATTTAACGGAGATTGCTGCTATGAGAGAAGATCGAACCAGTTACATAGTAAGACGCACAAGAGAAGAACGCACCAAACCACACCTAGATACTTCCAACGGGGATTTAGAAAGTGAAAATATGTTATTAAGAATTGAAATCCAGCAGTTACAAGAACAATTGCAAAATTCCTATAAACGGATTGCAGAACTTTCGGCAACCGTTTTTAAAAAACGGATTGCAGAACTAAGAAACTCAAAACCCAAACAATTAGAATTTAATTTATAATGCCGACATACACATTTTTTAACGAAACTACAGGTATAGAGTGGGATGAATTTCTAACTATATCCGAAAGAGATAAGTTTTTAACAAAAAACCCTCAAGTCAAGCAAAGAATTCAGCCTGTCGCAATTGCCGGTGACCATTTAATGGGTGTAGGACCTAAAGTAGATGGTGGTTTTACAGAAAATATGCAACGCATTGCGGCAGCTCACCCAAACTCACCCATGTCAGAAAGATGGGGTGGTAATACAATGTCTCATAAAGAAATTAAAACTCGCAGAGTTATTGAAAAACATGCAAAGAAAGTTGCTAGAGATGGATTTTCAGCAAATAAGGGGTCAACTCTTGCAAATAAATAATATGGTGCAAGCGAGACATAAAACTTCAGCAAGGGACGCACTGCGTCTATGCAAGCTGAGAAGTCAATCCGCTTATGCACCTAGAGAGGGGGGAGCACCCCCTGCTCCCCTCTCTCACCTTAATTTTATGAATTAAAGAGAAAAATAATGGCATCGAAGAAAAATAAAGAAATCAATCACAACAACTTAACCACTGTTAAGCCTATTGGTGATAATCAGAAGGAAGTTTTTAGCACTTGGAAAAAGGGAAAGAACCAATTTCTGTTTGGTGCTGCTGGTACAGGTAAAACCTTTATATCATTATACCTAGCAATGAATGATATATTTGATTTAAAGAAACCACACGATAAGGTGGTATTGGTTCGTTCATTAATACCAACAAGAGAAATAGGATTCTTGCCAGGGGATGAAGAAGATAAAGCAGCACTATATCAAGTACCATATCAGAACATGGTACAGTTTATGTTTGAACAGCCTAACGAACAACAGTTTAATACTCTGTATGACAGGTTAAAGGGGCAGGGAAGTTTGTTTTTTCTGTCAACATCTTTTCTAAGGGGATTGACTTTTGACAACGCTATTATTATAGTAGATGAGTGTCAAAATTTAAATTTCCACGAATTGGATACTATTATAACGAGGGTTGGCCAGGATTCAAAAATTATATTTTGTGGAGACTTTGATCAAACTGATCTTGTTAAA